CGTCAAAGAATTGATGGCCGACCCCAGGATAGGCGCGGCGGTGGCGTCGGGAACAGTAGGGACGGGGACGATAATTGATTTAATTCCTGATGGAATTGGCAAGGTCTCAATGCTGATAGGAATGATATTATCAATCCTTCTTATTAGAGTCCATTACGCGAATTTGCAAAAAATAAAAATGGAAGTGGGGATAATGAAACGCAAAGAAGAGGAGCGTCTTGAAGCGGCCAGACTTCGCAAAGAAGAAGGCCAACCGCTTAGACGCGAGGAAGATTAAATGCCCCTTGCGGCCCGCCAAGCAAGCCACATCACATCTTTCATTATCCGACCCCAAAACCTTGCCTACTATACGCCCAAACAACCCACACGCAGGACCCTATAAAAACAGCAGCACTAATTCCGTTTAGCGTATTATATGTCGCGTAATACAATACACAAAACCCAGCCACGGTTAACATCAAAGAGGGCCAATAGGCGTATAGGCACCAATCTAGCCAAGTCAACATTTAGCCCTCCTCAATGCTTGAAATATGCCTACAGACAAATAGAGCACTGCAAATATCGGCCAAAATAGGGACACGATAACCGTTGAAAAAAAAGAGTGTTCGGCTGATTCATCGCTACTCATCCAGCCGACAAACATTACAGCACCCAAAATCTCAAGAATTATTATCGTTGTTATAAGCATTTTTCAAATTCCCCTAATTGTTCGTGATAATACGTGATTATTTGTATTTTGCCGTTAGCGACGTATTCAAAATCAATCTGGTTCCCGCTGTGATGGAGGCTAACCATCATGGGTATTTTCATGCGCGAGACTTTTTTTCCTAGTGGCCAGTCGCGCTGAACGTCGGCCTGACGGTCTCTGATTAGATCGATTTTTTCGAGTTCGAGGGCTAATTCCTTGTCCAGCTTGGCACGCCTCTTTGCCTTCTTTTCCATTAGTTTTTTAATCATTTTTCAAAATCCACTAATTGATCTTGACGATATTCTATTCTGTAAATAACCCCGTTCGTTACATATTCAAATTCCACCCCTAGCGAGGTATGACCTGTAATGTATAGCGTTAATCCAAATCTATCGACTTTTGAACCTAGTGGCCACTCTTTGATTAGAGCGTCTCTCTTTGCGCGAGACGCTTCAATTGCTTTATTGTTTATTTCTTCAATACATTCATTCAATGATTCCACTCGACCCTTATAGGGGTCATTCAAACTATCAAACCACCTGAAAAATTTATTCATAGTCGCACCACTCCTTTTTTATCCTTTAATGTGTTGTTATAAACTATCCACACCAGCCTTGGATATGTTTACTGCTCTCTATAGTCGCAAGTACTAAATTATACTTTCCAATACTGTCCTCTTCTTGCTCGATACCTCTGAGTTCGCACTCGTCTCGGTCAAAAATTGATAGCGCTGCATTACCGACCGTCGCTATGCCGAATCTAGGCGGTGTTTTCTTCAGTAAATTCTCTAGTTTTTTACACCAATTCCGCTCATCTTTTGTCAAATCGTAAGTGTCTGGGGACTCGTTAAAATAGGGCATCATTTATCCTTTAATGTGTTGTTATTTAGTTAAAACTTCCAGCCCCTAACCTCGTCTAGCAGCGGACTATTTAGCAAACACCAGGGCGTTATGAACTCTAAATTTTCGCTTGTTTTCACGTAAGCACTGCCGTTTTTATATTCCTGTCTAGTGCCGTAACCAGGGCGCGTTAGATTGATAAAATTTGGCTCCTTTTCCGCCAGCCAAATCATGTTACTGTCTTCCTCGTCAGTAGTTTCAATATGCCGGTCTACGTTTAAGTCAGTGCCGGGCGGCACTTTCACGATTGCAAAAACCATTATTTATCCTTTAATGTGTTGTTATTTATAATTTACTGAGCATATTGTTGGCGCTAACAAAATGGTCGTTCAAGCGGATAAACCGCTTAACTCAAGGTTATGAATCCTGCAATTTATACTCATCACTATTGTGATAACATTCCTCGCATAGCGGACCGGTCTCCCCGTCATCTAAGTAAATCTCATCTTCTTCGCATCTACCCGTTTCACTTTTGCATTGGCAGCAAAGCTGCAATGTGCCGGGATAATTATAAGCATTCCATGCAGCGTGCTCACACTGCGTCATAGCTCTGCGCTTCCCGTCTGGCCAAGTATTCATAACAAAATTCTCCACGTTGACGTTCACTGCGTTCCCGCAAGTGAGCAAGGGGGTTATGCCTCTACCACATCATAAGTTGCTGAAAAAATATCAGGCTTGCATGGGTAGTGCTCGCCTTGCACCCCTTTAATGTGTTGTTATTCACATGACTCTATCGCTTTAGTTAAAGCGGTATTTTGCTGATTAATTAGTGCTGCTTTGTCACTATCGCTCAACGCTGGAATAGCTACAAAATCAATGCCAGCTTTTACAAACTCATCTACAAGACATAGATTCTTTCTCATTTCTACAGGGCTACACTTATCCATTTTCATCCCCTTTAATGTGTTGTTATTTATTACTATCCGCACCATATTGCTGACGCTAGCAATATGGTTCAGTAAATTATTTTCAACTTTGGAATTTCATTTCTGGCCACTTTAGTGATTATCAATCTAGAATGTTCCTCGCTTATCCCAATAGATTGAAGGGAAGCTAATATTTCGTTGTTAATAATTCTTTGATTTTTTTTATCGGCTGCTTTTATTTCTGCCTTTTCTCGTTCGTCAGCCTCTTTTTTTAGGCGTTCCGCTTCCTTGGCTTTGTGCTCTTTTTTTAGTCGTTCTTCTTGTTCTTCAAGGTCTTTAATTCTGCGCTCTTCCGCCAAAACCTTTTCCTGTTCCGCCTTCCACTGAGCTTTTTGCTTAGCTTCACGCTCTTCATTCAGTCGCTCTTCTGCGTCAACCTTTGCCTGCTGTGCCTTACGCTGAGCTTCCTCTTTAGCCTCCTCTGCCGCCTTGCTCAATAATCTCTCTTCTCGTTCGCGCTGTTCTTTTTCAGCCTTGGCCACCCCCTCTTCCTCAATGCGCTTTAACTCTGCTTGCCGCTGCTCTTCTTCTTTTAATTCGATCGCCTTTTGCCTATCAAATAAATCGTTTTCATCTATTGCGAATTCTTGCGCTTTGGCTTTTTCAGTCTCTAATTTTTCTTTTTCAACTTTGGCTTTTTCCACCGCTTCCCATTCAGTTAATGGATTTCTAACTTCATCCCTCAAGGCGTCAAGTCTATCTCTTATTTTCTTTCGATCCGAGTCTACCGCCTTAGACTTTGCTTTCCATTCAGCCACTAAATCTTTTCCAAGGGCGTCTAATGCAGTCTTAGAACAGCTAACTTTATAGGCAAGAGAAGCCATTTCCTTCCTGCCGTTTTTTGTTGTAACATCATGCACAACACTTCTGACTTCGTCCTCGATCTTACTAACAAGATTCTCTACTCCATCTTTTTTAAACACCACTAAAGCGCTAGTTTGTTCTAGTACTATCTCAAGACTAGATTTGTCTTCACTCATTTTCTTATCCTTTAATGTATTGATAAATCATAAACTAAGCACTTCATATATTTTCTGTTTGAATCTGTCTACAATTTCATTGTATGTGATATCTCCTGCTTTTAAGGCCTCCTCTATTGCGCCCAATGGCAAATCCTCGTCCTCTTTTCTATCGTAATACATAAAATCACCAACAACATCGTCGATTGAATCTAGAATTGTTTTTTTTACGTCGCTCATTTTCTTATCCTTTAATGTGTTTTTATATTTCTATTACAAAATCTTCAAAATCGTAACAACTAACATAGGGCGAATTGTCAATCATACCAACAAGCCACCCACAATTTTCACAACTGTACTCTGTATATTGATCAGGGCGCAAGACGGTGGGGTGGTCGTAGATGTTAACCTTCTTACATCGACACTTAGGACACTTTCCTCTGTTCCTACCTTCATCCATTTTCTTATCCTTTAATGTGTTGTTATTTACCAAACCATATTGCTGGCGCTAACAATATGGTGGAGCCGTGCTCGTACGGGTCGGCAACCGTTTCAGTGCCACCGGGGCACCACCAGTGGTCTAGTTACGAGCTAACACTGAAATATTGGCTAACCGATCGTTCTGGACTCAACTATGTAAAGTGGTATAAATCCGAATAGAAACCAGCCGCACATTTCCACATGTTTTCCCGCGTGCCGGTTTCTGCTTTTCCTGTTAAACCATATTTTCTTAACAATCATTTCTTTAATCCCTGCATTTGTTTATAACATAATCTTAGAATGGGATATCGTCATCAAAAGCATCCCCAACATCAGGACCAGCAGGCTGATACCCTTGATTCTGTTGCGGCTGCTGCTGGCTCTGCTGCTGGCTCTGTTGTTGCGGTTGGCTAGGCTGCTGTCCGGGCTGCTGTCCGGGCTGCGGGTTGTCGCCTCTACTGTCTAACATTTGCATTTCCTTAACCACAATATCAGTACTATATCTGTCCTGACCTGTCTGCTTATCTTTCCATTTTCTTGTTCTTAGAGACCCTTCTATGTAAACCTTAGCGCCTTTTTTTAAATAATCCCTAGCTATTTCAGCAAGTCTTCCAAAAAAACATGCCTGATGCCACTCGGTACGCTCTTGCTGTTGACCTGTCTGCTTGTCTTTCCAAGATTCGCTGGTAGCTATTGATATATTAGCTATACAGTCGCCGCTGGGCATATATTTAACCTCTGGATCTTGACCCAAATTCCCGACAATTATTACTTTGTTAACGCCTTTACCCATCTTTATTCTCCAATACGGTTTTAACTTCTTTTTCAGTTAGTTTTAATCTATGTGCTATTTGTGAGATGCTTGCACCATTTTTGCTACCTTCTTTAATCCTTTTAATATTTTCATCAGAAATAACCGCAGGCTCTTCAAATGACTCACCTACCGGCAACCCTCCCTCCTTATGCCATAGGTCCAAGGCTAGCCCAAACCTCATGCCAGCGTTTCTTAGAGCGTCACCGATGCGCTCTTTCATTGCATCACCACCAGTCTTGTTTCCAGCATCACCACAACCAATTCGGGTTAATCCGCACACTGTCAATTTAATCCATAGCAGCCCGTCTTTATCAAGTACAGGTAATCCTATGTCATTAGTTCCCAACGGCTCCCAGTTCCACTCTGGATCAATATCTAGCAATCTAGCAGTTAATGCAGCATGGCCGACGTAATCAAGGTGGATAACGTTAGGGTGATGCCATCCGCCGCAAATTACACAACGCACGCCTTTTTTGAAATCCGCCCTAACTTCATCGGTTTGCTTTTTGGTAGGTTTAGGCAGCTTCCCTACAAATTCTTCTGGGAATGGCTTCCTCAACCCTTCCAGATTTAAAAATCGCTCGTCCATATTTCATCCTTTATGCATTTAATAAAAGTCGCGATTAGAAATAATTTACAGAGTCTTTTTCGCACTGCTCATAACCGCAACCATAGCCATAAATAAAATTTAACGATCTAACCCCGCAATCAATCCCGCTTATAGCGGCGAAATAACCACCTAACCACTCTATAAATTCACACATAGATAACGCTCCTATAATTATTATCATCACGTAGCCGACTGGTAAAAAAATCAGTGATTTTAGGTTTTAGAATTTCCTGATTTTGGGATACGAAAAGACTAAACGCGCCCACTGATATCGATTCTTTTTCGCGCTTATCCAGCTCTAATTCCATAATTTTGTCTGCAAACTCAATAATCATGTCTTTATTTTCGCACCCAATTATAGCCTCTGCGTCACTAAGAACAGCGCTAACAAATGGGCAATCATGATGCTCCATATCGTCTAGCTTGAGACACACTGCGTCTAATCCCTCGCCTCTATGCCACTCACACGAGCTACATTCTGCTCGATTGGCAAACGCTGCGTCGTGTATGTCGTAAAGGTCTATGTATTTCATTTGTCTTCTCGTTAATTGATTCGATGGATCTAATTTAGCAATAGTTAACATGACTGTCAACATATATTTACAAGAAAGTATAATAGTTGACTTATACTAACTCGTGTATTATTGTCTAATCTCAAAATCAATAAAGAGTCAACATAATGAGTGAAGAAAGAGCGTTTTTGACGGCAAAGCAGGCTGCAATTTACCTGGGTTACTCTCCAGGGACACTAAGAATAGGCAGGTCTACTGGAGTTCTTGCAGGTAGAGACGCACCAAAGTACTCAAAGCTAGGCAAGAGCAAAACATCACCAGTGCGATACGAAAAAGAAGCGCTTGACAGGTGGATAAAGGAAGCTGAATAGCTAAAGGGGAAATCATGGCAGCTTTACCTTATATGCAGCTATATGTGGCCGATTACATCGCTGATACGTTCCATTTAACGACGGAGGAAAACGGGGCATATCTTCTGCTTATGATGAATTATTGGCAAACAGGCAAACCGATTCCTAAGAAGCGTTTAGCTGGCGTTGCACGCTTGTCCAACGAACGTTGGACGGACGTTGAGGAAGTGTTGAGTGAATTTTTCAATGTGACTGAAACACACTGGCAACATGACCGAATTGACCGTGATCTTGAGTTCGTTTTAAGCAAATCTATTAGTTCTTCAAAAGGTGGAAAAGCGTCAGCAGCGGCCAGAAAGCGTAAAAAAGAACAGGAATCCAACGAAAAACCAACGAACGTTAAACAGACGTTGGGCGAACGTTTAGCTAGTGTTGCAACGGAAAAGGAACGAGACTCTAACCATAAAGATAAAGATAAAGATAAAGATAAAGATAAAGATAAAGATAAAGATAAAGATAAAGATACAAAAGCATTGTCGAGCAAGCCCGACATACCGGTTTCTGATGATGTTCAGGAAATATTTAATCATTGGGTTTACAGAATGGGCAAAACCGATCAAACAAAACTCACTAAAAAACGAAAATCTAAAATCATTGACAGACTCAAAGATGGCTACACGGTTGATTATATTAAATCGGCTATCGATGGTTGCGCTAAATCGCCGCATCATATGGGCCAAAATGACCAGGGAACGGTGTATGACGATATTGAGCTAATTTGCCGAGAGAGCACGAAAATGGAAAATTTCGCGGACAACATAGCAAAAATAACCCCAGCGGATCCCAGACAACCGGAAACCATTGCCCAGTTTCAGCAACGATCAATGCGGGCAGCCCAGGACGTTATTGACTCAGGATTTTTAGACGACCTACCGGATTAAATTATGAATAAAAATGATTTCCAGCAATTCAGCGCAGTCTGGGCGGCAACATGCGAGGTCGTGGGCAAAGTGCCAAGCTCCGCCGCTATTGGAATGGTGTTTAGATCTCTAATGAGTTACGAGCTCGATGATGTTCGCAGAGCGCTAGATGCGCACATGAGAAACCCTGACGGCGGACAGTTTGCGCCAAAACCGGCTGATGTGATTCGCTACATCGACGGCGATACAGCTAGCAGAGCTTTGCAGGCGTGGTCTAAAGTCGTGGCCGAGATATCTAGTACGGGATCCTATCAAACGGTTGTTTTTGATGAGCCGCAAATAATGGCCGTGATCGAGGGGATGGGTGGCTGGATAACAATCTGTGAAGTGACCGAAAAGGAATTGCCGTTTATTCGGAATGAGTTTGTGACCCGGTACAAGGGTTTTTTAAACTCAAAACTTGAGCGCTGGCCGAAAAAATTAATCGGCATCACTGAGGCCCACAATCATCAGCACGTCAACGCTAAAATTCCAGAACCAATCCTACTGGGTGACCACAAGAAAGCGCTAGCGGTGTTCCAGGGTGGCGGTGACAAGCCCCGGCTATCAACTCCGCTAAGTCAGGCCCTAGCGAAAATCGATACAAAATTGATAGGCGGCAAAACGTGAAAGATTTTCATTTGAGTATTGATAATTTACCAGCGTTAATTAATTCGCTACAGGACGAGCTGAAAGAATCGCCGAATCTAATCATCAATTCGAGCGATGCTAGCAACACTGGAAAATGGGGCATGGCAAGACTTTGGCGGTCCTGGATGAGCACCACAGCCGATTTTATGGCAAAAAACGGGGCGACAATGCCGCTGATGATCGACGTGGCCGGAAACAACTACGGAAAGCGAGAATTTAACAGCGATGACGCACACGCCTTATTTGCTTCACACTGGCTTGGAACGGATAACCAAGGGGTAAGGTTAAGTTGGAGCAGAAAAGGCCGCGACGGGATGCGTGCAGCGTCCAAAGGTGAAAGATTCGACGCTCTTCGGCGTCATGAGGCATGGGCGATAGAAAAAGGCATCATTTTGATAAATCCGAGAGATTCAGAGTATTTCAAAATAGCAGAGGAGCAAGGTTATTGAGGATTGAGGGACCTTATCCGCAAGAACTGATAAATATGGACCCATACCCCAAGTTTTATTACTGCAAATTGGGTGTGAGTGATCGTGATTGGATACTGTCTAGAATAGCAGTAATTCCGAAAGATAAAAAACAGGAGGTTTCAAACCATTATACAAAACTATTTTTAAGTAAAAAGTCTTCGGCGAGAAAAGATGCTAACACTTATTTAAATAACGAAGCTAAAAAATATAGGTAAATGAAAATGAACACCGCAAAGATATATCATGACAGCGAAGGCAATGATTGCACTATTTTCCAAGCCGTTAAGCGCGAGCCTGAATGGGCAGCTACACGCATTCAAGTCGGGGAAAAAGCGCTAGAAAATGTAGCGAGGCTTGAAGGAATGTTAATAAAAAAGCTGGATTTAATAAAGTGCGGAATAAGCGCTAATTATTCCGGTGATCCATGCAAAAGCCAACTTTATACAGAAGCAACTGATCTATTAAAAGAAATATAACTAGAGATATTAATTATCAGTAAATACCGAAGGGCTGCAAGAGTAGACGCAAACCAATCAGACATTATTGATGCGCTCAGGGCGATTCCTGGCGTGTCAGTAGAGCCTGGGCATGATGATATTTTAGTGGGCTATAAAGGAAATACTTTTTGGTTTGAAATTAAAGAGCCGTCTACTGTAAGCCCTGTAACTGGAGAGGTAAGGCCTAGCGAAATAAAGCCCAGTCAAAAAAAACTCAAGGCGGAATGGGATGGCCACTATCAAATTGTTTGGGATATTGATCAAATTATTCAGGCGATAATGTGAAGGGCAGGGCGCCCACAGCGGAAGAAAAGGAATGGATGGGCGCAATATGCGATCTAGGCTGTATCGTGTGCTTGTTGGAGCTTGATACCTGGACCGAGTGTTGCCCACATCATATCGACGGAAAAACAAAACCAGGGGCGCACCTAAAAACAATCGGCCTATGCGGTAGGCATCATCAAGTATCCGGGCCGGGTTATAAATCGCGCCATGGCGATGGCAAATATCAATTCGGGGAAAGGCACGGCAAAGAGGAATATCTTTTAAGTAAAACCAAAGGGCTACTAAATAATAATTGACAAGTGTGACGGCGGCGTCATAATGAAAGGACACTTAACAGGTAAGGTCAAAAAAATGGATATTAACGAACTAACATTAGGTCAAATAAAAGAAATTCAAAATATGGCGTATCAGATTCCTGAAGATCACAAGGCGCATCTCGAATATCGTCAATATATTGGCGAACGCCCAACTATTTACGCGATGAACTATATTTATACGGGTGATTGTGTAGCGATTGTAGGTGATTCTATTGTTTTTGAAAACGCAATGATTGTGTATAACACCGGTGACCACAAAACAGTTGATTGGTCCGATGCGGAGCAGATGCCCGGAAAATGGAGCGTGGCAATGCAATCAATTGAAAGCCACGGTATTTTCAAGTAAACGAAGACTAAAGGGGGTCCAGCTGTGATGAAACGTAGCAAATTGGCACGGTCTTGGTCTAGGTCTAGTTCTGGGTCTTGGTCTTGGTCCAGATCTGGGTCTAGGTCTTGGTCCAGATCTGGGTCTAGGTCTTGGTCCAGGTCTGGGTCTGGGTCCAGGTCTGGGTCTTGGTCTCGGTCCAGGTCTGGGTCTGGGTCCAGGTCTGGGTCTGGGTCCAGGTCTGGGAGCGGTAAAGATGATGCGTAGGAATAAATTAAAAAGGTCCGGTTCTAGTTCTGGTTCTAGAACTAGGCAAAGGTCTAGTTCTGGGTCTTGGTCTAGGTCTAGTTCTGGGTCTAGGTCTTGGTCCAGGTCTGGGTCTTGGTCTCGGTCCAGGCCTGGGTCTGGGTCCAGGTCTGGGTCCAGGTTTGTGTCTGGTAGCGGGTCTAATAATGCGTGGGAATAACAAATGAACTTAATGTGTAAGATTTTCGGCCACAAAAATAAATTGCTTTTTGACATGCCTACCGCATGCGTGAGGTGTGGGCAAGAGAGACCGGCAGTAAAACTAAAACACATTCCCCCGATGCCAAAAGTTAAGCAGCCTAAAAATGGCGTAGGTGATATCGAATTGGAGCGCGAACAATGGAGCAAATAGAGCTAATCCCCGAAATAAAAAGGCTATGCTTAGAGGGCCGTTACGATGAAGCTATTGTTATGACCAATGATATTAAAAACAAAGACATTGCAATTAAGGCTCATTTACTTTGCATGGAGCACGAAGAATCTAACAGAATCGATGGGTGAAAAAATTTTACTATGAGGATTAAAAGCATGGATTACTGTACTGAAGAACGATTTTTAAAAGACGTTAAAGAACACGAAATGCACGTTGAACGAGACGATGGGGTAAACAGGCACATTCAATTCAAGCGGCCAGGCACTGGTTGTTACCACTTCGAATTAATCACTTGGCCAGAGCACCTTTGCGTGACCGGCGACTGCGGAACATATGTGTTTAATCGTATCACAGACATGTTCGAATTTTTCAGGACGGAACAAAGGTACAAAGAATCGCACCCCGAACTAACGCTTTTTATCAATTCCGGGTATTGGGGTGAAAAATTACTGAGCATTTCGCAGCCGGGCGGCTACAAAGAATTTGACGAGGAGGCTTTCAGGGCGCGAGTGGGGCAGTATTTTGACGCGTGGATAGAAAGCGCGGGTGAAGGCGACGCTGAATGGCCTGACCACCTGAAGGAAGAGATTGACACCCACGTACTGTCTGAAATCGATAACGGTGAGCATGCCGCATACGCCGCTGTTTATAATTTCGAACACGACGGCCTTCAGTTCGATGACTTTTTTGACAGCGGTGGCTGTGAGAAGCACACCTTCCATTATATTTGGTGTCTCTACGCCATTGCGTGGGGCATTGAACAATACGACGCCAGGAGCGCCCGATCACAATGATCACTACAGAGATTAACGAGAGAGGGAAAAAGCCAACAATGACGGTTTCGGAAATGAAAAAAAAACTAGAGGAGTACCCCGACGATTTTCAGGTTGTTTTTCAATGGGATGATTGTTATTGGACTGTTGGCAATTCTTGTTTTGAGGAGATCGCACCCGGGAAGCTTGTTATTTGGGCTGAGGGGTGTAGCGAATAAGGATCGATTAATCATCAACACTGACTAGTGGACAAATACAGACAACACTGTCACAATAAACAAATGACTATCGAATATAAAAAATTAACAGTTAGACGCCGTGAAATACTCGGCTTAGCTTGCGAGTTAACAAAAGAGCGGCATTACAACACTATTAAGAGAAGCGAATTGGCCGAGCTTGGCAAAACATCCACTGGAAATGTTAGCAGAATAATGGGCGGCATGGATGAATTTAAAAACCATCTTATTCAGTATGCTGTTAAACACGATCAGCACAGCGTTATAGCTCAAGCCATTTCAGAAAATCACCCGTTAATTCAGGGTTTTTCTAATTCGAAAAAAAAGCGGCATTTAGTAGCCGCTATTTGATTATTTACCTCTCTCATTTATTTTTAATAGTTATTGTTGATATTGAGTTAATTAAGATGGGTCTAATCTCCTCCTCAATTGCCCATCTTTCGCGGCAAAGACCGCCGTTTATAACTCCGCATGTTATAATATATAAGTCTTCAGATTCCTGGAAAATATAGGTAAATGTGTGTTTGTAATAGTATGAAAAACACATCGTTTTGCCAGCGTGCTCTTCTAAAAATTCTTTTATATCGATATTCACTTTAAGACCCCTATTTCTTTTATCACCGCTTCTTTGTGTTCTGGGCAGTATTGTGAAGACCCATCATTGAAGTGCAGCCAGCCAGCCGTTATCAATGCCCCATGAACCCAGTATTTTAAATCAGCCTCTAGCTCTTCTGAACATCCGGCAGCATCGCAACTTACAATAGTTTTTATAGTCATAATTTATTCCTTCCGGTTTTTATAAAATCCCTTCTAGGACGCTCTCAGCGCCTTCGTATCGTCTGCAAAACTTGGGGTTATGATACGCTCCGCTTTTCTCGCGTAAGAAGCCATCAGGGATATGAGAGAATTTATTTGTCGATATATACTCAACTCTGAACACTCTATTATTTATTATTACTAAATCACCTAATTTGAAATAATCCACAGTAAAGCACTCTAAAAAATCACAGTATTTTAACGTTAGGAGTTTTTAATAACTCAGCCACCCGCTTGAACTCCTCAGGATTGGACTTATGGATCCAGTGTTTGCGTGGGACCAGCCCAGCCGCACGCTTTTTGGCGTCGGCCTTAGCGGATCGTTTAGCGTCTGCGGCTCTTTTTTCGTGTATTAACATAGGTTTCCTTTTTCGATTGAGCGCCCAAACAGTGGGGCATTGCGGGGATCACCCCCGCACGTTAATTAGCTAAATTGACGCTTGTGTAGAACGATTGATTTTTCCGCGTATGCTACTAATAGCTCTTTGCATTTAAAGGACCCAAGATACTGAGGTCCTTGGTAGTCTGCATCAAAGAAGGTTTCGCAAAACCCATCTTTATGCGCTATGAGTTCTACAAAACCGTCCGTATCATTATCTATTTGAACCGTAAATCCTGCTTGAGTTAATGCTTGAGCCGCGTCGTTTAGTGTGATCATAATGATTATCCTGTTTGATTCGATTTGGGCTAATTCCCAGACCGTGAAACCATATTAATGCATGAGTACTCACGTGTCAATAGATTCATAAATTAAAATCACTATCTCCAAGATCTACCGCCAAACGCTCTAACGTACATATAAGACCGCCACGCACGCCACTTGCTCATACCGTCCTCTATGCAGATTTCTCTAAGCATTTTGTCCGCCACTTTGCGGTATTTTTTAGAAATTGCTCCGCGCTCAAGAAGATCATATAAGGCATCATGAACAAGTGATCCGCGCATAAAATTATCAGTGTCAATACCGCCCGTGGCCCCGTCCCATTCGTAACCTGCCGGGATTGACAGCACTCCAAGCCTATGGAGTCGCAAGCCGGTGGATGCCAACACCACATCGTTCTGAGGGAAAATATCAATCGGTATAGAGTAAGTTTCGATTAACTGATATTCACCATCGGCTGTCTTATATTTAATTTCCATAAAATTCACCCGTAGCATTTTTTAAAATAAGCGCCAATCTTGGCGGGTCTTCTGATTCAGCAACCCACGCGAAGGCACTCTCTAAGTTTTTAATCTCGTAATTCTCGCCCTCATGCTTTAAAAATAACGCCACTGGGTCTGCTTTCCGTGAGACTTCCACCCCCATTATTTCGAGGCCGTGACGAGCTGCGGCCCCTTTTTTAGAAAAAGCCATAATCGTTTGCTGCTTGTAATCAATAAAGAAAAACATTGTTATTCCTTTAAGTCATCAATGTGGATTGCGTATCTAAAAAGCAACGGCATTTTATTGCTGTCCGCGTGCTTGACTACATAATATTCCTCAAACATTCCTATGAATTCCAGGGAGAAGTCTGCAAATACAGGTGTTTTATCGTCGTCAACGTAAACAATATCTCCCTTTACTAATTTGCGGGGCGTTCTCTCTACATGCCTCCATTCACAAACCCTTCCGTCAGCCGCTTCGCACACATGTCCCCCAGTTTTTAAGGGGCCAACATAAAGCCACCTCAAATTTGTATCCCATGTATCATTCTCTAGATCCTTAACTCTAACGGGTGTTCCTGGTTTAATCATGATTTTCCCCTTGGTAGTGATGCGATTGGAATCAGTGTGGCCCCACGTCGCGGCTTAGGCCTGTATTTGCTTTTGGCTATTGTTACTAATACGAGTCCTACAGACAGTGCTATTATTAACATGATAAATCGTACTCCTTAAGAAGATCTTCAAATTGATCGAGGGGCAATATTTCTTGTAATCGGTCGTAACTGTTGCACCACTCATTCATGGTGGAATTGTGATCTAACAAAATGGCGCGCAGGACTATTACTGATTGCATATTTCTTCTCCCACTTCCGCCAAAAATTTATCCAGCTCAATGGCGTCAATGCGGCATTCAAGCTCTTCGAGTAATACGCCGAAGTTGGAGAATGGTGGGTCAAGAAGCAGATAATCTTTTAAGTATTCAGTGCTCATTGCTTCGGCTTGTTTGACAGAAATTGAGTACCAGCCTTGGGCGGTACACGCTCTTAATTCAATATTTGGCAGTGGTCCGATGGTGGGCATAATGAAATCCTTTTGATGAGGCCCAGGCTTAACCTGGGCTATTGGTTAATTAAAAGTGCTTCCGTCTTCGAATGTGAATGTACCGTAGCAGTCCGGCTTTTTGCTCTTATGAGTTGCGGCCCCTGCGAGATTCATTAGCATCATGGCTCTTAAAGCTCCGCCGATAGTGATGTGATCCCTGATTATCCTGTCCGCTATTGTTTCATTGTCATCCAATCGGATATTGATGATGTTTATTATTTGCGCTCGATTAGACGAGGGGCGCATATCAACAAGGTAGTCTTGTAGCTTTTTGCGTGTATTAAGGGGTAGTTTTATAGACATGATTTAATCCTTTTAATTTGGCTTGGGCTAATTCCCAAACCGTATAAACATTGTATGTCATGAGTTCTCACATGTCAAGCTTTACGTTATGAGGTAAAGAACCCCAGCGCCGATTAATAATAGGCAAAAAAGAGTTGCTGGTATTATTAACTGTACTGCTATGACCAGTCGGGTCTTGATTTCTTTACCTGTTAGAAATATTTTCATGATTTTTTCCCTAGTTATTTTAATCTGTGTAGTTGCAAAATTTAATAGCGTCTTGCTTAGAAATACATAGGCTGCTAGATTTACTAGTAATAAGTTTAAATATTTCGACTTTAAACCCCACCGATGTAGTAAATTTTTCCACTTCTAGCTGGGCGCCATTTTTAACAGCCTCGGAAAGGGCCGCATCAAAGCACTTTTCACTAGCTGCATCATCAGCGGCTTTTTTTGGGTGGTCGCCGTAGAAGTAATCGCCCATCGCGTCCTCTGCGTCTTGCATGCTTTCTGTTGTAATCATTTTTGAAATCCTTTTGATTTGGCCCAGACTTAACCTGGGCCGGTTAGTGATTATTTTGAATTAGAAAGCGTTACAGAACCCCAATAAAGACATTCAGATTCTGGGGATAATTCAAAAGCGCGGTTTGTGATCAAATCACAATCAGTGCCTTCATGATAGATATTCATTGCGTCTGATTCAGATTTTGCCCGCTCACTGATTGCAATGGCTACCGACTCGGAAAGCTGTAATGATTCCATTTGCTGTTCGTTAAAGTAGTTCATTTTGAAATCCTTTTGATTTAATTTGGGCTATTCCCAAAACTTGAAACTATTATATGTCATGAGTTCTCACACGTCAAACATTATCTTGAAGATTTTTTGCACCGAAAAGAGCGGCACATCTTTTGACATAGTCCAGCGTTCGGCAGGCTTTCATTTGACTGTGTGGGTGATAAACGTGGGTGGGGATTAGAGTCCGATTTTTGGTATTCCATATACGCAATCCATCGAATTTCCCTGTTGGATCAATCTCTTTATTTTGCAACATTTTATAAACTCTAAATGATTCTTTTTCTTCTTCCTTTGTCAAGTTTTCACTGACGGTACTGATTACGTCGTGACACAGTCCAATGTGTCTGCCTTTACTGATTTGGTTTTTTAAAACCCGGCGAAACGTTAATATCGAATAGGGTGTATCAACTCGTAATTTATTCGCCTTCATGAAAGGCTTAAATTCACCGGGGCAAAGATATACAATAACGTCGTTATTGATTGATAACATATAGCTATCGTCATATTCATGAATTGTAAATCTACGCATTTTACCTAATCCTTTGATTTGGCCTGGGCTAATTCCCAAACTGTGAAACTATTGTATTCTATGAGTTCTCACACGTCAATAGGTATTTAGGCTTATTTTGACCAAGGGGGCTGGATCGGGTAGCATAGAGAAATGGAAATAAAAGAGCAAAACCCGGCAGATTTAACGCATTTAGAGAATAATTCTAGGACTCATAGTGATCAACAAATAACCGAGATTGCCGCCAGTATCACAGAATTTGGGTTTACAAATCCGGTTCTTGTGGACGCTAATAATATTATCATAGCGGGTCATGGCAGAACTTCAGCCGCCATTGAATTGGGGTTGGATAAAGTCCCCACGATTGAGCTAAAGGGTCTTACAGACACGCAGATAAAGGCCTACGTGATTGCAGATAATCAGCTGGCCCTTAACGCTGGATGGGATATTGAGCAGCTTGAAATAGAAATTAGTGAGCTCAGGGAGTTGGATTTTGATATTGATATCTTAGGATTTGATGACGGGCAATTCGGCGATCAGGTCAATGCAATATTTAATAATTCAGAGCTCGAGGTTGATGATTATGAAGATACTATAGAGCTCACATTTAAGCTTGATCTTGAAAAATACCATGCCGCTCAGGAAGCCCTTAGGGCAATTGATCAAAATTTGGAAATTGCTTTGATAAAGTTGCTTGGGATATGAAGTTTCCTTACGAGTGGTGGCTAAAAGATGGGTACCCAGCAAAAGGGGTGAAAGCACACAATAAAACCGTGTTCGGAACGTTTATTTGTGGCGGTGGGTCGAGTATGGGTTATAAGTTAGCCGGATTTGATCACCTCGGCGGCGTAGAAATGGACCCTCAAGTCGCTGCGGCTTACAAAATAAACCATAATCCAAAGTATTTATATGTTGAAGATATACGGGATTTTAATGATAGGAACGACCTTCCTGAGGAGCTTTATAATTTAGACTTACTTGATGGTTCCCCGCCTTGCTCAAGCTTTTCAATGGCCGGCAGTCGAGACAAAGCGTGGGGGAAAGAAAAGCATTTCAGAGAAGGGCAAAAAAAACAGAGGTTAGATGACCTTGTTTTCATTTATATCGACACAATAAAAAAGCTTAAACCTAAAACGGCCGTTCTAGAGAATGTTAAAGGATTGGTCCAGGGAAACGCTAAAGCATACGCCAGAAAGATTAAATCAGATTTTGAGTCGACCGGTTATAAAGTGCAAGTCTTTTTGCTTAATTCTGCAACGATGGGCGTACCCCAAGCGAGAGAAAGGGTTTTTTTTGTCGGGGTTAGATCGGACGTTTATAAACAGGATATAAACCTAAAATTTAGTGAAGACCCTGTATATTTTAAAGAAATTGATGAGGGTATCGTGACTAATGCAGAATATAAAATAGCTCCTTGCGATTTAAAATATTATGACCAATGCAAGCCAGGGGCTGCAATATCGTCAGTGCATCCTAAAAGCAATAGGTTTAACTCGTTTAAGCTATCTCCTGGGAAGGTGTGCAAAACCATTACAGCTGGCAGCTCATGTTATCACCCGAAACAAAAAAGGGCGCTGCAAAATATTGAACTTAAAAAGATAGGCAGTTATCCTCAAGACTATGATTTTCAAGCAATTAAACCTCAATACTTGATCGGCATGAGTGTTCCCCCGGTAATGACAGCCCATATTGCCTCGCAGATTTACAGCCAGTGGTTAAAGCCGCTGGATTAACTAGGTGACATATTATGTCCGAGAATAAAACAGATTTAGGATATCCAGGCGAAAAAAAGGGGCCTAAAAAGAAATTTTACCCAGATTTAGAACAGGTAGAAAAGCTCTGCCGACTGAATTGTACTGACGACGAAATAGCGTCATTTTTCGGCGTTTGTAGGAAAACAGTAGAGCGGGAAAGAAAGTCTAATCCAGAATTTAACGAGGTTATCGAGCGCGGTAAAAGCTATGGAAAATTATCGCTAAGACGAAAGCAGGTTGAACTAGCCCATGACGGCAATCCGACTATGTTAATTTGGTTGGGCAAAGTTTATCTGGGGCAGCGAGAAAATATAGCGGTGGAGCATTCAGGCGAGGTGAACCATAAAAATCTCAACGATTTCTACAGCGGATCGGATGACGACGACAAAACCGACGCTTAACCCTGTCTTAAAAGATTTTTGGAAAACCAAAGCTGATATAAAAATCCTTAAGGGTGGTCGAAGCAGCTCCAAGACTTGGGACGCTGCGGGCTTTGCTGTTTATCTAGCGGTTAATTACCGTATAAAATTCCTTTGCATGCGGCAATTCCAAAACAAAATTAAAGAATCTGTCTATGCTGTTCTAGTGGTTCAGATTGAGAGATTCGGTTTAATTGATCAATTCGAGATTTTAAATAACGTAATACGCCACAGATATACGGGTTCAGAGTTCCATTTTTACGGCATCCATAGGCACATAAGCGAAATAAAAGGTTTCGAGGGTGCGGATATAGGATGGATTGAAGAGGGGGACGGGCTGACTAAAGAGCAATGGAAATTCATAGAGCCAACGCTCAGAAAAGAGGGCGCCGAAGCCTGGATTTTATATAACCCCGATCTAGTGAGTAATTTCATAGAATCGTTTAAACATGATTTGAGCAAAGGCGTTTTAGTTCGCCATATTAACTATGACGAAAATCAATTTTTATCAGATACGATGCTGCGTAAAATCAATCGGCTTAAAGAGTCCGACTATGACGAGTATGAGCACGTTTATTTAGGGGTTCCTAGAACTGATGACGATACGGTAATAATAAAACGGTCTTGGATTGAGGCCTCTATTGATGCCCATATTAAACTTGGCATAGAACCCACTGGGGAAAAACGAGTGGGGTTTGATATTGCCGATGGTGGCAAGGATAAGAACGCTCTGGTTTACGCGCATGGAATAGTTGCATTCTGGGGAGAGAGCTGGAAGGGCAAAGAAGATGAGTTGCTACAAAGCTGCACAAGAGCCTACAACAAGGCGTTATCTCTTGGGGCGTCCGTCGATTACGATTCCATCGGCGTCGGTGCAGGCGCAGGCCCTAAATTCAGTGAGTTGAACGATTCTAGAAGCGATGGAAAAGTGGTCAATTATAAAAAGTTTGTTGCTGGCGCAAAAGTCATAGATCCAGATCAGCATTATATCGATACGACTGAGGCAAGAATCAAAAATAAAGACTTTTTTTGCAACTTAAAATCACAATCATGGTGGTTGGTTGCGGATCGATTTAGGAATACTTATAACGCGGTAATCAAGGGCGAGGAATTCCCGGAGGATCAGTTAATTTCAATAAGTTCGGAAATGGCGGGCTTAGCTGATATGATTACCCAATTATCGACGCCTCGGCGTAAATTTGACAACACTGGAAAAGTCAAGGTCGAGTCAAAAGAGGATCTTGCCAAGCGCGAAGTGGATTCACCGAATGACGCAGACGCATTTATTATGGCTTACGCGCCTAGGGAAAAGGATGTTTTTGGCGAACTGCTTAACCTTGCAATGGGGAACAATTAAATGAATTTTGAAAATATCAAAGAGGTCTGGGATTACAGGCTGTCCACTGCCACGGTCATGATCGACCGGCGCGGCGGTACTTGGGTAGTCAAGATTTTCTCAAAAATCAATCCTGACTATGATCCAGCTAAACCCGAGACCGAAGCGCAACCGCTTGAAATATTCGATACGGGGATTAAGTGGGAAGACGGCGACGAGTACGACAAGGATAAGCTCGAAGTCTGCTTTAATTGGCTGTTAGATGTTCGTGATGAGTACGCATTGCCCAATATCGAAGTGCTCAAGCCGCTGGTTAAAACGATCAACGAAGCGAATGCAAAACTTGCGGAACTGGGAGCGGTATAATGGCTATCTTTAGAACTGACGCATTCAGAAATGCGATTATAACTCCGATAAATACCCAGCGTGGCTCAAGTGCTGAGGTGCAAGTTAGGTCAGGGGTTAACGCTGGCACAGGCGGCCAAGGCACGCTGTTAGCTCAGTTAACCGGGAATGCTGGAGGATGGGGAACACCCACCAATGGCGTTTTAACATCGAGCGCAATCACTGAAGATTCTAGCGCGGACGCAACAGGCACCGCAGGGCATTGGCAGATTAACACGTCTGGTTCTGTATTTTTAGAGTCTGGTTCGTTCACTGGCGACGGTGTGACAATCGACAACGCATCAATAACAGCGGGCCAGGCGGTAACAATGTCTGGCAACTGGGTTAATACAGCTGCATATGATGATGGGGTCTAACAATGAGCACAAAAGCAACACAAGAATCGGTTCACAGTGTATTTAGTACTACCCAAGGCCTGTTAGATAACGCTTCCGGCACTTGCTCAAGGGCAATCACTGCAATAGACGGGGGCAATCTGGATTTTGGTAATTTATCTAAAGGGTTGATGAATCAGTTGCGCGGTATTTACAACGGTCTAGCGGACCCAGCTACATGGGGCGCTGGATTTATAACTAATATCAATACTAAAGCGCTGGCCGAGCTGAACCAGGCTGATTACAACGTCGAGGTTGCCGCTTCACGTGATGCAATAGCAGTGGTGCTAACTGCCGCATCCGCGTTATTCCCGCGAAACGGTTCTAATAAAGTGATTTACGAGGAGATCACGCCGGGCGGCTCAACATATGACACGCCGGGCGACCTGACCGGGTTGCGTGCCGATTTAGTCGATGCAGTGGATAAAATAGGTTAATGGCATCCCCCACGATAGTTGCTGAAACTCCCAGCAATGACGACAACGCTACCACGTCATTCACGATTTTAACGGGTTCACCCCTTGAGGGTGAGGGCGTCCTTATTTTTCTATCGAGAGATAATGGTGGGACTGGCACGGTCTCATGGTCAGACGGCTATACCGAGTTATACGATTTAAACGACGACGACGGTTTTTCCAGCGGCGCAGCGGCCTATAAACAGGCGGGAGCGTCTGAGCCGTCGTCTATCACGGTAACTGCTACAGTCTCCGGGGAATTCACGGCTCGCGCGTACAGAATATCGGGACACCTAAGTTTTGCTACACAGGCCCCCGATGTAGGAACAGTCACTAACGGTGGCAACACTGTTACTCATGACCCACCGAGCGTTAATGTAACCGGCGGCGCGGCGGATATTTTATCGTTTGCTGTATTGCCGTTTGACACTCACAATTCAGACGTTAATAGCTACCCATCAAGTTATATTAACACTGGTGTTACTAGGTCTGGCGTCTCTGGCTCTCAATGCTCCCTAGCATTTTGTACTAGGGCGATAACGTCTGTGTCCAGCGAAGATCCCGGCGCTTTTACGTTATCAGCTACGAGACGAGGCATTCCTACCACTGTATTAGTGCAGGAAGCCGCGGCTAGCGGAAGCACAATTACCGCGGACGTTGATGAGGCTGGTGATACTACATCCGCTGCCCTCGAGGTTACTGTTAGTGTTTCCGCAAGCGTAGCAGAAGCAGGAGACGCCACAACCGCCGCACTGAATAACATTGTTAGTATTAACGCTAACGTGGCCGAAGCAGGAGACGCCACAACCGCGGCACTGGCCACCATCGTTAGCATTACCGCCAATCAAGCCGAAGCAGGCGATACAACAACAGCTACTCTAAATAACATTGTTAGCATTAGCGCTAACGTAGCCGAGGCTGGCGATACCACGGCGGCCAGTCTCACAGTTGGCGGCCTATCTCAAATAACTGCCAATGTCAACGAGGCGGGCGACACCACAAGCGCCACGCTGAATAACATTGTTAGCATCACGGCAAACGTGGCTGAGGCTGGCGACAGTACAGCGGCGGCGATATCAACAGGCGCCGCATTAATCGCGGCTACTGCTGAAATTGACATTTTCCCAGCTTATGGGGGACAATCGAATATAATCCCCGCTTATACTGCCATGGTTGACATATTATGACAGCGCTTTTTATAGATAACCCATCATGTTTGGAGCTTTCAGATTTAACCGCATGTGGTAGTACTGATCTGATCATTGACGCTACCGTCACGGGTACTATTTTTGATCCTGATGACGTGGAAGTAACTGGCGAAACGTGGCCGTTAGCCATGCCTTTCGATTCGGTTACTAGTATTTACCGTGGCGTCACATCCGCAACGCTGGGATTAACTGAGGGCGTTAATTATCGCGTTAACATCGTTGCGAAAGATGGCGGGGGTAATGTATTGACCGATCAAGATTTACAAATCAGAGCTACGAATAGGCGGACAACGTGAGTGACGAAAAACTTAATGAGCTTCACACGATGGCCTCGGAATTAATGGCTAACTCTACCGCTTCTGGTCGTGATATCAGGCAGAGAATGGCGCAAGTTTTATCTGGCGGGTATGATTTTGGCGACACGCTCCACAATGTTTATTTAGATTACGGATATCCAGATAAGCTAGACTTTTTTAACTTTTGGAATATGTATCGCCGTTTTGGTATCGCTAAGAATGCGGTTGAACTGCCAGTGAATACAGGGTGGAGCACTCCGCCTGAAGTGACAGGGAATGATCAGTTTAACAAGGATGTTGAAAAACTGAATTCCAGAATCAACTTGTGGACACGGCTAAAAGGACTCGATACTCGCCAACGCGTGGGCCGTTATGCCGGAATGTTCATGCGCGTGAGAGACGGAAAAACACCTGATCACCCACTGGAGGGAAAGTTAAACGGCGAGGCGGTATTGGTTGAAATGATGCCACTTTATGAATCTCAACTGGAAGTCATAGAGTCGGACACGGACGCTACAAGCGATACTTTCGGACAGCCTATTATGTTGCAGTACAGTCAATCAATTACAGGCAGTCGGAACGAAGAAGCTAACGACACGATTAACATTCATGCCAGCCGCATTGTATTCGCGGCAGAAGACAGCGACAACGGTTGGATTTACGGAATTCCCGCGTTAGAAGCCGGCTATAATTCGCTGATGGATTTAAGAAAAATTATAGGTGGGGGTGGCGAGGGATTTTATAAAAATTCAGCTCAAAGCACCATTTTTAATCTGACTGACCCGGCTAGCGCCTCGGTTTATAAAGACAAATTAGAACAATTTAATGAACAGTATGATGATTTCACTCGCAACCGCCATCGGCGCGCTATGTGGACGCCTGGCATGGAGGCAAATACATTAACGTCGAATCTTATGAACCCTACTGGGTTTTTTGACGTTGCTCTGAATGACGTGGCCGCTAGCGTTAAAATTCCCGCCACTATTCTAATAGGAAAACAGACAGGCAGACTTGCGAGCACTGAAGACGGCAAACACTTTTTGGCTGGAGTTCAATCGCGTCGTTTGGATTTCATGACAGAAATGACCCGCAATGTATTCGATTGGTTAATTGAATTCGGTATATTGCCGGCTAGTGAATATGAGATTGAATGGGATGATTTACTGGCTCGATCCGATGAAGAAAAATTATCTAATGCTGACATGATGGCTAGCGTTAATGAAAAACAATTTAGATCGGGTGGGGATATCCCGTTTACAGGTGACGATATTAGAGAAGCTGCCGGGCATGAGCCTGGAGCGGAAGAAAACCCAGGCAACGAAGAGTTAGACGATGCCGAGGAAGAAGATGCCTAACGTTAAAGCGCAAATTGCACTTGCAAAAATGAGCACTTTCGAACAGGTAAAAGCCAATAATCAGGAAAGGTTGAGATTGACTATATTGGAGACGCAAAGCCTACAAGCTCAAAATGTTGAACCCTCCGCCGAGTTATTGGGCAGAGTAAAGGAGTTACACGACAGAGTATTTGGTGATTCCGACCTCAACGCTTTAGTTCCAAAACCTGCCGGGCCTATCTATGAGACGACGAATCCAAGAGGACCAATTAGAGACTTCCTTTTTAGGGTTTTTTCGTAATGGCAAAGAAGACTAGAGCCGACCCTACAGGGCAAGCAGGAAACCGTAACAAAGGAACGCGGCGGCTAACTGCTAGGTTAACTCGTGCAGAGTCTAGGGTTAAAGAATTGGTTCGCGCCATCCCCCGCGTGCGCAGGCGTATAGTTAAAATTCAGAACGCAGAGCAAACCGTTTTTTATGATTACGAATTAAGTGCCCAGGATCAAGAGCAGCTAGATAGATCGATTCGGTTCATTCTTAATGAAGAGTTACTCGAGACTCAAACCGATATAAAACCGTTTAGATGGTATTGGCAAGATAATATAGAGCCACCGTACCGGCAAGGCACGCTTGAAGAAGTGCGGGATTTTAATCAGTTGGTTGCCGGGGCAGTTATTGCCGGTGCAGTAGTCCGAGGCTTGCCACCTCAAACCGTACCGTTTGAAAGAATTGTATTTTCTGAATTTTACAGAACAGAATTAAATAAGGCTTATGTTTCTAACTTTACGAGCATAAAAACGCTTAGTAATAACACGGCATCACAGGTTATACAGCGGATCAATGCGGGCATATCGTCAGGATTAACCCCTACGGCTATTGGTAATGACATTGCTGAACGTTTCGACGTTTCCAAAGCGAGCGCTAAGCGCATCGCGGAAACTGAGGTTAATAAAGCTTATAACGACGCAAAACTAAATGCCACTGACATTATGACGGATGAGACGGGGCTAAGAGCGGCGGTGATTCATATTTCAGCGCTGACACCGACAACCCGCCGACACCATGCGGCCAGGCACGGCAACGCCTACACTGTTGTAGATCAAACACAGTGGTGGGATAGCGGGGCGAATAGAATTAACTGTAAATGTACGACGCGCTCGATACTACTTGACAGACGTGGTAACGTGGTGCAGTCAGAACTACAAGACGAAATTAAGGAGGAGAGGGTAGCTAATGCCTAAGCGAATATTGATTCAATGCCGGACTAAAGTTAATTCTGATTCGATTCGGCGCGAAACTCTTGACGGAGTAGAGCACATTATTGTGAGTTCCGCAACTTTGCCTGATGATATTGTGATGAATGGCGGCCTATACCCTGCGGATGAAATCGCGATTAGTTTTGAAACCTTGGAAGGGACTTTGGCGCCGGTCGAGCATCCTGAAATTGACGGCAAGTTTTTACCTGCAAATGATGCCAGGGCTATCCATAATTTTCACGCGGGGGCGTTTAATAAAAACGTTAAGCGTGAAGGCGGGCGTGTCCATATTGATAAATTTATTAATGTGCAAGAGGCGTTAAAAACAGAACGCGGTAAACGTCTGCTAGACCGAGTTAATGAACTTGAAACTAACGATAACCCCCGGCCCATTCATACATCCACTGGGGTGTTTTTAGATGTCGAAGAGTTGGACGAACCTAAAACCAATGCCGAGGGGCAAAAATATACGTGGATTGCACGGGATATGGTGTTCGATCATGACGCAATTCTTTTAGATAACGTAGGCGCAGCACAACCCCACCAGGGCGTTGGAATGGCTGTCAATCAAGCCGGTGATGAATTCGAGGTTAATAAATTTCAGCTTGACGCTAATCAAGATCAATCCGTTAGCGACCTACATCAAGCCGTAAACGATGCGTTAGAGCGTTCGGCTTTTAGCGTCAGCTTTATAGAAGAATTATTTCCTGACCACGTTATTTTCCGGTCAGGAGACAACTTATTTGATGTTCCGTTCGTTGTTGACGAACAGGGCATCGCCACCGTAGTTGGCATTCCGTTACCTGTTGAGCGCAATGTCACATTCACCCCAAAAACCAACCACCAAAAAGGTGACATCATGAAGGAAATGATTATAAATGCGCTCAAGGCTGCGGGTGTCGAGACAGAGGGATTGTCCGATACCGAGTTGATGGACGCTCACGCTAAACTTAGCGTTAACGAAGAACAACCCCCGGCTAAAGAAGACGTGGCGACCGTTGTAGCCAATGCCGTGGCAGAAGCTATCAAACCATTGGGCGCTCAAGTAGAAGCGTTGCAGTCGTCACAAGCCGAGACTGGCCTTGCTGAAATTGCCGGTCTTGCTGACGTTATTGTTAACAGTGGTAAATACCCAGGAATGGATATTGAAAGCGCTAAGCTGTTACCAGTGGAAAAACTAAAGGAATTTGCGGCTAATTGTTCGCCGTCCTTTGGCTTGTCACCAGTTATTAATTCCGGTGGCCAGGACGATCAATTTGCCGCACCTGCTGACATGCCTGCTTAAGGAGATTAAAAAATGTCTATCATAGGAAAGCGATCGATCTATGTTGGTCCGGCGGACGGCTCTAATCACAAGCCTTTGAATGTCGAGGGGCTTTTGACTGTCTCCACCGCAAAACCCGGAACTATTTTAGAAGCCGTTCCGGGTGGCCTTCGCGTTAGTCAAAAAAATTCTACCGTTTTTTTTAGGGAGTTAATTGTTGCAGACAAAGATCAACAGAGGTCAAAATCTGTTGACGATGTTTGGGCGCAAAACGAAACTATCGTTGGAATAAAAGCAAGATCTGGCGAGTTTTTAAATGTGCTAGTTGCTGCTGGCAATGACATAACTGAGCATGGGACACCTTTGTCTGTTAACGGCGCGGGGATTCTTCAGATATCAGATATCCCGGTGACAGTTGGAGCCACCCTAGATTGGGCTATGTGTTATAGCGATGAAATCATAAATGTAACTGGCACCGCCGCGCTTGTTCGCGTAAGGGTTGCTTAGAGGAGATTAAAATGTCTATCAAAGGAAAGCGGCTAATTTATATTGGCCCAGCGGATGGGTCCAACGCAAAACCCTTGAATGTCGAGGGTATTATTATCACTGCTTCAGTCTTACCGGGAACGGTACTGGAAGGAAGCGGAACAAGTTTGGCGACGAATGTTAGTCCCGCTACAACATTCGGGCAGGAGTTAATTGTTGCGGATAAAGATCAACAGAGAAGCCTAAGCGTTGACACGGTTTGGACGCAAAACGAAAACATAGTTGCCATTAAAGCGCGATCTGGTGATTTTTTAAATGTGCTAGTAGCCGATGGCAACAATATCACCGCCCAAGGTGTTCCGCTGTCTTTAAACGGCGCGGGCCTGCTTAAAATAGCCGTTGTTCCGGCGACAGTGGGGGCTACTAGCGAGCAAGTTCTTTGCTATAGCGACGAAATTATCAATGTATCCGGCGCCGATGCGCTTGTTCGAATTAGAGTGGCATAAGGGGAAATACAATGCTTTTACAAAAAGAAATAATCGGTAATAGTCGAGCGGGTCGGGATCAGTGGACTGAGGTTAGCTCCGCACGAAGCCTTGCCAACAACCACAATCACATGCTGGCTCGAAATGCTGGATTAGCGGTTAACGAGGGTTTAATTCCTCGTGACGTTTATCAAGAGTTCGACAACGTGACGGTTGAGCGTTTTCGCTCTGATGACGGCGACACATTTTTGAATGATTTACTGCCATTATCGCGGTCCATTAATATCGGTAAAACGGTTCATCGTTTTCGCCAAGTGTCTGATGCTGGCAATGCCCAGACGTCTATGACTGGGCAGGTCGGCGTTAAGATGGACCAGACAGAATACACGTACGACGGGTCTATCGTCCCTATTCACGATACCGGTTTCAGTCGAAATTGGCGTGAGTGGAACGCGATGACTTCCGAAGGGTTTGACGCTCTAATCGATGATCAGCGTGAGAGCGTTGCAACTTTGCGGCGTTTACTTGCTGATAATTTTTTAGACGGCCACAAGGATACGTCTGGAAATTTCATCAAGCTGGATGGCCTCGATTGGCAGGGTATGCGAGCCGATAGCCGTGTTGCTTCTATTAATGTCGGTGCGTCTGGAATCAATTTTGATTTTACAAGCAACGCAAATTCTGGCGACTTGATAAAAGCGGCATTTATTCAAATCCGAGATGTAATGTGGATCACAAATAAGTGCGAAAAAGAATTAACTTATTATGTAAGCCGAGAAATCGCGAGCAACTTTGAACGCAAATTTTCCACTCAATATGACGCTAAAATCATCATGCAGGAAATGGCGGATTTGATGGGCGTTGCTGCTATTAAAGTTAGCTCGAAATTGTCCGGCAATGAGTTGATGGGCTTCCCGCTCGACGCTAATTCTCTACGCCCGATGGTTGGAATGGGAATAAACACTGTTGCCATGCCTCGTCCTGTTTATAATTCTAATTATGAGTTTGTTGTTTGGGGAGCGATTGGGTATGAAGTCCGTACCGATTTTACTGGCAACACATGCGCGTTTTTCGCTCAGGATTTAGGATAAGGGGATAACCATGGCAGCACCTAAAAGACCGACCCATGTAGTAGAGCACAAGCGGCTATACCTAGCAGTTAAAGGCAAGTTATCGCACATTGAGAAAGGTACTCAATTAACGCTAACTGAAAAGCAGGCCGCCGGTCTAGGCCGTCGCGTTCGATCATTGAAAGATGATCCAATGCTTGATCTCGAAGCCGAAGCCGAAGCAAAAGCCAAAGATAATGCCAGCTAATCTGCTTAGTGTCACGCTGGCGACAGGTGAATGGACCGACCTTTACGCATCGACGTCAATACCCGTCGGTGCTAAATTAGGAGTCCATAACATCGGTTCGTCCGATGTTTACCTTTCATCAGCGATATTACAGCCAGCTAAAGATTCGGATATGTTTCAGGTGATACAGCCGAATAATTTACCGATGACTAATGGCACAGGAGACCAAGGAGCGTGGGCATTTAGCCCGAATCAACAAGCAAAATTGCAGGTCTGGCGAATACTATGACATGGAAGCCACTGATAGAAACAGTTACCGAAGATGAAGGGGTCATCATGTCGGCAGCGGCGTTTAGAGTTCGCTCTTTGGCTATGCTGGGTTCTATCGTGTGCGAGTTAAGATTATTAAATGCCCGTTATGAAGAAACAGAAGAGACTGGCATTGAGGAGACGGACGTATGAGCGGCGGAATAACAGTAGTGGTGGACGGGATAACAAGTCAAGCGGCGCGGGTTAATGAGGATGGGCAACTTTCCACTTTTTCCCAGGTGGTTTCAAACAGTTTAGCGGCATCGATCAAGGGCGACAGATACAACATAAGCCCCGATGGATTTATCACGCTAACTGACGATGTGGAAACGCCGGTAATTTACGTTCAAAATAACGAACCCGAAACAATAGGATGGGCGCTTACTCAACTATTAATAGTGTCAACTCTAAGCGACGGGGCAGGAGAATGGTTTGTTTCTTTTTATACAAACCCCACATCGGGAACGATAATTACTGGCGGAACTGATGCTCTTGTTATCTCACAGAATCTAGGATCTCAAAAACCCCTAGAAGTGACGGCCAAAACAGGATCAACAGGCGATACCCTAGCGGGGAATGTGAAACTTGACAGACTCATTCCTATGACGCCCGCGAGTATTACTATTCCGCTCGATGCCATCGTTATTCCGCCGGGTACTTCGTTTGGAATGACAGTAACCGCGCCCGTGGGCAATACGTTCGTTAAAATCGACGTTGGTGTATCACTACTGAGACTGGAGGCGTAACCATGGCTACTATAAAAGGCGGTGATAATAGATATACAGCGTCGGTTGATAACACTAACCGATTATTAACGCGGACAGTTGCGCGAGACGACGCGGTTGATGCAGGGGTGAGCGGTGACGCATATTTTATTCTAGTGCCTGAAATAGTGCTTACCTCGGCCAATCCCTCTGCAATTTATGTTTATCAAAATGATGAAAACCGTGACATTATCTTAAAGTCTTCGGTAACATCTGCCGGCCAATCAGTGGGCGGAACAAATCAAATCTATCAATCATTTAGGCAATCGGGCATCGGTTTGAGCTTGGTGGGTGGAATAGGTGTTCCCGTCCCCACGATCAATGTTATTTTTGGCAATAATAAAACACTTGAAAATACTTCCGAGCTGGGTCAAGAGGGCGCAACGGTAGTGGGCGGGGGGCCATCATCACCTTTATTTTTCACCACGGGGAACCAGATTGTTAATGAGGTTTTTATAATTATTCCTAAAGGCGTTTCTATCGCTGGGATCATAACACCCCCGCCTGGCAATACTTCGATGCCGCTCACGCTCTTGATAGAAGCGTATTTAAAGGAGATTACCACTTAATGGCGTCCCCTTGCGTAATAATCGACGGTGACACTAATCTGCCAGCAAAAGTTACGTCTTTCGGTCAACTGGTAACAGCACCGATTGAATATAGCGATGCATCGGCGCAAAACTTGGACGTGGTGGGCACCGCTTTTAACCTTGCAGTGCCCGAGCATGGAAAAGCAATAGTTATCACTGATGTGATAGCCAGCGCTAACAATACAGTCAGTAATACCAGCCCGGCGGATATCGTTATTTATGAGTCAGACTCGGCCACGTCACTGACTGAATTGTCAGTAGTAGTCAGGCCGCAACTAGTTAGAGCCAACAACTTTATACTTACGGGTTTAAATTTAATTGTCCCTCCAGGTCGTTGGATCAATGCCTCGACTACCGACAATAGTATTCTTGTAACGTTAATGTTTTATAGGATTGGATTCAGTGACTAGAGCAACAGTGACAGAAGTGCGGGTTATATTGCCCACCTCAACATCATTAACAGACCCTCAGATCAGGGCATCAATCGACGCGGCCACTTGTCTAGTAGATCGTATTGTTGATTGTGCGGATTTAACCGACGCGTGCTTACTACAAGTTGAAATTTGGCTTAGTGCGCACTATGCCGCTGCTACCGAGCAAACGCTGGCTATGGTATCGGAGACCGATGCGTGTTCCGGCGGTAGCGCTGTATACGGGTTTAAAGCCGGCGATGGGATTAAGGGTACACCCTACGGCCAACGAGCTAACGCGCTGTCTGGCGGGTGTCTTGCTGAGTTAGACAAACAGCCCACTGCCTTGCTTTCAATCGGGTGCCTGTAAATGTCGTTGTTAGCTCACAGCATAGCAAAAAGCAATAAAACGGTTATTTTGCAAAACCGCGATATTGCGCCGCCTTTGTTCGGCTCGACTAATTTTGACGAAACATTTTCCGGCGATAGTGATCCGCTGAAAGCTATCGTTAAAACTCCACGCGGAAAGACCTTTTTTGATGGCGTTGGCACAGACGTTAATATCACCCATGAAATAATCATTGCCTTTGTTGCAGGCGTTACCGCTGAAACCTGGATCTTATTCAAGGGTCGAAGAATCGATATTCTAGCCGTGGAAAATTGTTGTGAAGATGACGAAGTTTTAATACTCACCTGTAACGATCGTGGCATAGGCGAGGCGGCCAAGGCATGAGTATAGAAATGGATCGACAAAGCAGGAGAACGGTTCATAAAATTGAAAATTTGCGCGGGTTAACCCGGTCTGGCGTAGAGCACGCCGCCTACACTTCCGCCAAAGGGCTGCAAAAGACCATTAACGCTGAAATCCTTCACAAACCGAAAGGTGGTAGGGTTTACGTCATAAGGAGCGCTACGGGGCGCAGGCGCAGGCATAGGGCCTCTGCACCGGGCGAGACGCACGCTAATCTAACCGGAAAGCTTAGAAAGTCGTTAGGGTTTAAAGTTAACTTTAATCAGTTAGAATACGGCTATGGTGTCGAATCAAAAGAACCCGCTCCGGATTACGCGGCAGGCGTCGAATTCGGCACTAAGAATATGGCGGCTAGGCCGTCGCTGCAAAACGGTCTTAGAGATGAGCGCCGCAACTTCCAGAATAATTTTGAGCGTGAGATTGGCAAAAGGCTAGAGGGAAGGGGTTTTGAAGGCTAAAGACATTGTTAATCAAATAGCGCTAGTATTACCGACTCAGGTGGATGATTTTACCACGCAGATTTCGGTTAGTAGTTTAGTTCGCGTGGGCACTACTGCCACGGCGACCACCCCCACTGCGCATGGTCTGTCGGTAGGTAGTCAGGCAAATATAAACGGCGCTCAAACCCCAATCGTAATCATTGATATTGATAGGGTGGGAATTGTTGCAACACTGATTACTGAAACTGATCACGACATTACTGAAAATGCCGGGTTCGATGTCCAAATTAGCGGTACTACAGAATCAGAATTTAACGGCACGTTTGAACTATTAAGCGTTCCGAATCGAAGAACATTAACATTCATGGTTGACGACAGCGGGCCAATATCCGGCACCGGCTCACCATTGCTATTAAACGCCTCGAATATTTTCGCAACATATAACGGTCTACGACAAATAACAGCAGTTCCCACCCCGACAACGTTTGAATACCTCGTAACTGATGGCATATTCACCCCGGCGAGTGGCACTATCGTTGCTAAAACTAGCCCGCGTGTGTCCACTGCTGTCACCTTTGACCGATTGTTGGAGGCTTACACTAAGCAAAACCCGGACGAAGCATGGTTATTTGTTGTCTTGGGCGATGCTTTAGCCAGTAAAAACCGGAACATTGATACTGACAGCACCGATAACCTGCAAATAGGGCACTATTTTAATCAGCGAATTATTCAAGCTGTTAATATATTCGTTTTTTTGCCCACTACGGGCGAAATTTCTGGCGCAGAAGCGCGGGACCGATGCGAGGAATTATTAAAGCCGATCTGTAACAGCATTCTAGGATTTAGGTTCCCTAGTTTAGTAGAAAATAGCAACAACCCGTTAATGCTAACCGGGCATGGATTGCAGGCGTACAGTACAGCATTCTACGCCCACCAATATGTTTACGAGTCCACTATTCAGCTTGGGCAATCCGATGTGTTCGTGCCGGCTGATGACGTAGCGTTTAGATGTATCGACATGACCATGGGCTTGGATATCGGGACAGAAACTTTTAACACTTTAATAGATTTGGATGACCAACCCTACCAAGAAGTGATCCCCTCAAAAGGTATTTATTCAAGCAGCTTCGGCAACCCAACCGCATTGGATGACGCCAACGTAAGGGGCGCATTGATTCGCGTGAAATGGAACGTTCTAGAAGCTGTGCAGGGTGTTTATGACTTCTCGTCCATTGACACAGAGCGCGAAGAGATCACGAGTAGAGGCTTGGATTGGTCGTTAGCTATAATTGCGGGGGGAGACACGCCCGATTGGATGATCGATACCCTCGGTGTTGATTTTTTCGATATTACAACACCCAGCTTAGAGGATAAACGAGTTCCGAAAATGTGGGATTCGTCTATCCCCAACGACAAATTAAGATTATTGCTTTTTGCCTTGGCTGAAGAATACGGCGACGATGATAGCCTAAGATTAGTCTATCAGCCACAGTACACAGTTAACGGCATTGAAGGCCATTTTAACGGCGTTACCGATAGCGAATTGCTTGGATTCGGTTTCACTGCCGATGCTTGGGTTGATGGTACAATCGAAAACAGCAGGAATATTTCTGACGCGTTCGGCAATAAAAATTCAGCTGTAGAATTGCATTATATTTTAAGTACAACGGTTATTGCAGATCGAATCATCGATGAATTAACGGCTGACTCTACGCTAACTCAAGTGGGAATAGCGTCTTGGTGGTTGTCCGGTAAAACATCATTCCAGCCGGATCTTATCACAAGCATGACGGCGTTTACTGGTGATAAATACGCGCAAGTGATCGGGCGCTCTGATCAAACATTCAGATTTGAGGATGACGACTACACGACTATTTTCCCACAAGCTATGGGAATCGGTTTTAGATACATTGAAGCGTGGGAATTTGAATTTATTAACGATACGTTCCCAACAGAATTCGCAGATTTTAATACCTGGGCTGATGCCAATTTTTAATAGCGAGGGGCTATGAAATTACAAAAACTTAAAATTAACAGCGTGCCGGGTTACACTGGCACAGTCACTATTAAAACTAACTCTAACGGCATCCCGCTAGATAAGTTTTGGCGTAACCGAATCAAAGAATCAGAGTTAGACAATTGCGTGGAGCTCGTTAAGCCCTCCGCCCCAAAAAAGAAGAAAGGAGATGAGGCCAAATGACATCAATTAATCAACCGAAAGTTACCACAAGCATCGTAGCGGCGACTCAAACGGTAGGCAATACAGCGCAAAAAATTCTGTTCGTAGGGCAGAAAGTCGCGGGAACAGCATCCACCGGGGCGCTCACTGAAAGCGTTGCCAACGGCGGCGCTGAAGACGGCTTATTCGGGCCAACTTCGATGCTTGCCACGATGATCAGAGCGAACAAAATTCGCAACCAGCAAGTGCAAGTTGATGTAATCGCCCTCAATGACGACGGGTCGGCAACCGCTTCAGAGGGCATATTCACGATTACCGGCACGGCCACGGCAGACGGTGAACTATTTTTCACGGCGGGATCGGATCGCAATCATAAGCATTCGGTTGCTGTCACTTCTGGCGACACTCCAACCGTTATTGGGGATGCGTTAGACGCGGTGATTTTGGCGGATCTTAATTCCCCCGTAACCTCGGCTAATGTGGCGGGCGTTGTGACGCTGACGGCTGTTAACGGAGGTACTTACGGCGATTCACTTCCGCTCGAGGTATCGGGCGAAGCTGAAGGCGTGAGCGTGGCTATTACCGGCATGACCGGCGGAGCTACTGACCCAACGCTAACGGGCATTTTTGATCTTGTCGGTGGTCGCAGGTATCAGGCTGTAGTTTGGCCGTATCCTAATGACACAGCAGAGCTAAGGGCATTTCTAGACCCTCGGTTTAATGCTGATGGTGCGGTGCTTGACGGTGTAGGCTTTACGGCAAACAATGCTACTTTTTCTAATTTAATCTCGCTGGGTGATGGGCTTAACAGTCAATCACTCGTTATTTTCGGTGGTAAACAAGAGAACACACAGAGTCTAAAAGGAGGCGAAATTGTTGAAATCCCTATGGTTAAAGCTGCGCAATTTGCTGGTTATCGCGGCCTGCGTCTTGATACTGACGGTTTTAGCATTGCTGACCTGGTTATTTCAGCAAACGGCCCGCTTGATGCGTTCGGTGGTCCGGCGCTTGCGTCCAAACCCTACTTTAACACCCCCTTTGCCGACCTCTCTCCAGTCTTGCCCGGGCGCGGATTTGATGCCTCTGAGATCGAATCACTAAAAGATTCAGGCATTACTGTACTCGGTAATAACCTGGGTGCCACTGGCATTATCGCGGGCGAAGTGGTGACGACTTATAAAACCGACGCCGCATCTAATCCTGATATAACGTTTACTTTTTTGAACTATGTGGATACAGCAAGCCAAGCGCGGGAATATCTTTCTAATAATTACCGTAGTCGATTCGGTCAGTCTCGATTAAACAACGGAGACCTTAAGAAAGGGCGTGATAGCGCTAACGCTGTTGTGATGCGGTCATTTTCAAAACGACTTTATCAGGACTTAAGCGGGGTTAACTTCGTTTTACTTGAGTCTGGCGAAGAAGCGTTGAATTTTTTCAACGATAATTTAATTATCGTGATTGATAAGCCGTTGGGTAAAATCACTACACAAATGACTGTCCCTATCGTCACTCAAACCCGCGAAATAATCACCACCATGAAAATTGCGTTTAGTACTGACGCTTAAAAGGAGCCGAGAAAATGGCAACACAATTAAATGACATCACTATTCTTGTTAACAATGTCGCCGTAGCGTACACCGCCGATTCTCTGAAATGGAAAGACGGTTCCGGTGTTTATAGCGTAAGAAACGCTGTGATAGGCGGGGGAGAAACGGAGCAGGTTTTTAGTAAAGATTTGGCGTCTAAGTTTGGGTCGGTAGCATTTTCAATGCCTACCACCGAAGAAAACGAGGCCAACAAACGAGCCTGGAAACTCAACGACAATAATAATGTGGTTGAATTGATCGGCCCCGCTTCTGGTTCTTTTACTAAAATATTCACCGAAGCATCTATTTTAGAAGACCCTGAATCTAACGCCGCCACGGACGGCAACATTGAGATAGATTTTAATTCCAATCCAGCACAATAACGCAAGCAGCAAGGTCGAAATATGAATGAATGTAACTATGAACTAAAACACCCTTTCAAATACGCTAACAAGGGGGATCAGGTGGAAGCGGTTTTTATTACGTTATTCGCCCCCTCGTTTAAGCAAATCGATAAAGTAGCCCCGATTAAGCAGGCTTTCACCGCCGCTATTACTGACACGGTAAGCGACGTTAATGTCGATGAAGTCGAGGCAAAAGAGCCGGAAGAAGGAGACGAGTTGATAACTCCCTCTCAAGCTATCCAAGTTTTATATCGGGCAAATGCTGATATTACTAAGGTGTTTTTGCACGCTCAAGAGCTGTTTAAATCGGGCGTGGCACTTGTCGATGGCGAGTCAAAATTAACTACCCCCCTGATGGAAAAGATGCACCTTGATGATTTTGAGGGGTTGGTAGGTGCCTACCTCGGAAATTTTATAGCACCATCCCTGATGGGTGGAGACGAGACCAACACAGACTAGAAATGTGTAAGCTGGCCGCCTTTTTTGAGGGCGGTATCACTTATGGCGAATTAGTCGAAATGCCTATAGGCGAGTTTAACGAGGTCGTTAAGTGCGCCAACGAAATCCAGCGTTTGCGTGATATCGAGATGAATAAAAAATGACGAACAAAGTTAGCTTTATAATTCAATTTAAAGACAAGTTTAGCCGTACAGGCGCGGCTATTAATCGTGCATTTAAAAACATCGATAAGAACGCTCGAAAAGCTTCCGGCGGGATAAAAAAGGTTGCGGCAAGTATTAGAAGTATTAGTTTTGCCAACCTTGAACGCGGGGCTAAACGCGCCACAGATCGACTAAAGGAACTAGGTAGGCGTGGTGAGAAAATCCGTAGTATCGGAAAAGGAATTGCTGGCGCAGGATTGGCCGCCACCGCCACCATCACCCTTCCAGCTTTACTGATCGGAAAATCATTAGTAACCGCTGCGAGTGATGCCACCGAAACCACGAATAAATTTAATACCGTTTTCGAGAAGGTAAAAGATAAGGCGAATTCGGTTGCCAGCGCATTTGCCAAAAGTTTTGGTGTTGCTGAATCTACGTCGAGAAAATTACTAGGTGCTACTGGCGATTTGTTAGTAGGTCTGGGCATGACCGAAAAAGGATCGCTAGACATGTCTAAGCAGGTGGTGGAATTGGCCGCTGACCTTGCATCATTTCAAAACTTAGAGGGCGGCGCTGCTGATGCTGCTGACAGGCTTACAAAAGCTCTCACTGGAGAAACAGAAAGTTTAAAAATGATAGGCATTGTCATTCGACAAGACACCAAAGAATTTAAGCAATTAGTAAAACAGACGATGTTCTCCAAGCGCGTATCAAGGCAAGCGGCAAAAGCCCAGGTCATTCTAACTGAGGCGGTTAAGCAGAGTAAAAAAGCGGTTGGTGATGTGGCTAGAACTTGGATGGATTACGCCAATGTTGTGCGCCGCGCAAGTGAAAAAAACAAAGACTTAAAAGAAGCGTTTGGCCTACATTTAATACCTCTCGCTACGTTACTGAGCCATGCTTTTACTAAACTCGCAGACGTTCTTATTAATCTATCGCCTAACACACAGAAATTCTTAATAACATTCGCGGGTCTCTTGGCAATAGCTGGGCCGTTAGTCGTGATTATCGGCGGCTTAATCGTGGCATTTAGTTTTGCCTCGGCAACCGTGTTGCTGGTAGGCGGAGCAATTCTGGCGCTTATTGCTGGGATAGCATTGCTTATTGTCCACTGGAAAAAAGTTACGCAATTTATGGCCGATAGCATGAACATCGCTGCGGCAATAGCAATTGGGGCTATTGTCGGTGTTATCTTGATGTGGAAGAGTTTTAAGTCTTCGATAATGGAAATAATCGACGCGGTGGGCGATGCGTTCACAGCTTTATGGGAAGGCCGTTTTATCGAGTCTATAAAACTAGCTGTTAACGCGGGCATTCTGATTTTAAATAAACTAATTACCCCCTTTCGGTTAATGTCGGGATTGCTAGGATTCGATAACGTTAAAATTCCATCGTTGGACGTGGGCGGCGCTCATGCTCAAGCATTGGCGGCTAATGATGCTACAGCACCCACGGCACCTATTGGCGCGGCTAAAGGAACTCTAAGCGGGCAAATAACAGTAGCGGCGGCCCCTGGCTCTGAAGTTAAATCAACCAAGCTAACAAATAATGGTAGCGGATTAAATGTTGGCATGAATATGAGGGCGCTTTAATGGCTGACGAGGGAAAAATACTAAACGGGTTTTATAAAACCATACCCATCGCCATGCGTTCTGGCAGTGTCGCGGGTGGGCGTAAGTCCGTTGTTAAGCAGTTTCCTAATCGAGACACCCAGTCAGTTGAGGATTTAGGGTTACAGCCTCGCAAATATTCACTTGAAATCATTGTTAGGGATACCACAGACGCCGAATACTTTAGCTACCGTGACACACTTTTAGCAGTCCTTGAACAGCAGGGACCAGGCGAGTTAATTCACCCGCTTTATGGTCGTGTCGATAATGTCATTGCGATCAATTACACGATAAGTGAAAACTTTAACTCGTTTGGCGACACGATTGTTAGTGTCAATTTTGAGGTTGATAACAGCACCGGCATTCCTCAAGGAACTGATAACGTAGGGCCTCAAATAGCCACGGCTAATAGCGCTGTTCAATCGGCAGTTAATGCGGATATTGTCGAAAATTACAAAGTTAGCAATGAGTTCGTTGGTAATTTCCAGGCCGCTGTTGATAAAGTTGAGGCTGTTATTGAAACGGCTAGAGAGTCCACAGCGTTTATTGGTGAAGCGGCGCAGACATTAAACGAATTTAGCGCCGAGTTAGGTCAGCTTTCGGCAGACGTTAATAGCTTAGTATCTGACCCGCTTGCGTTGGCCGATGCGTTCACAGGATTATTTGAAAGCGTTAATGGTCTCTATGCTTCTGCAAGCGCTACGTTTGACACGTTCTTAGGTTTCTTCGGATTTGGTGATGGCGATCTAGAAATAAAACAGGACACGGTGGGCCGAATAGAACGACAAACAAACAAAGAAGTTCTCAATGGGGCGGTGGCCGCGTCGGCCCTTGGTTACGCTTTTTTAGCCGTTACCAATATTGATTTTGAAACTGTCCGCGAGATTGATGAGGTAACCGCCGAGCTAGACGCCCAATACGAATTAGTGTTGACCGGACTTGCAGTGAACGCGGCTTCTGACAGCCAGCCCACCGTTGGCGCTTCTCAAGATGTAATCGATTCGATAACAGAAATGCGTGTAAAAGTATTGGGGGCGCTGGATGACATTCGAGTCAATACTAGTCAGATCGTAAGCGTTCACACAAACCCCACCACGGCCCGATTACTTGGATACACATATTATGGCAATGACGAAGAGGGGCAAGCCCTGGTGGACCTGAATGGCTTTACTGACGTGTCATTCGTAGAGGGAACTGTTGAGGTATTAACCGCATGATGTTAGAAGTAAACGGTGTTCAATACACGGATTTCGTGTCTGGCAATTGCGAAATCCATCTGGACGCTTTGAGCAATTCTTTTAATTTTGAAACTGTCATGACAGGCGGGCAAGCGTTGCCGTTCAAGGGTGGTGAAGCCTGCAAGGTTATTGTTGATGGTGAAACCGTTTTAACTGGTTTTATCGAAGTAATAGAAGTGGATTATGATGGTGAAAGCCACTCCGTAAGCATTAGCGGACGCGATAAAACCGCCGATGTACTGGATAGTACTATCGACGTAAAAAGCAAAGATACCGGCGAGGGTGGGCTAGACGATGTAAGGGGAGAGGGGCTGTCTTTAAAATCTCTAATTGAGATAGTAATAAATCACCTTGGCATAGACATAACCGTCATTGATGAAGTTGGCCCGCCTTTATTTAACGGGGCAGAAGACATTGCGGCCCCTGAACCGGGGGATAATGCTTTTAGTTTTATTAGTAAATATGCCGAAAAAAGACAAGTACTTTTAACCTCCAATGCCGATGGCAATTTAGTGATAGCGTCTAATTCTGGTAACCCTGCTGATGGGGTCGTACAACATATAATCGACGCTGAAGATAACAACGTTTTAGAATGTAATTTTAGTTACGACATTACCGGACGCTACAACAGCTATAAAATCAGTTCCGGCCTGAACCCTGTCGCCCTGAATAATGCCGGAGAGACCGACCTTGCCTCTGTGGTTGATCAGGGTGGCGGGGTCTTTGATTCTGGTATCAGGTCTGGCCGACGGCTTACCCTGGAATCGAGGATCCCACTATCCGATGCAGAATGTTTAAAAAGGGCATTTTGGGAGGCGGACGTAAGAAAAGCGCGAGGCTTGGCATACTTTGCAAGGGTGCCATTATTTAGAGTAGGTGGTGATACAGGCGACTTATGGGAGGTGAATAAAATCTATCAAATAGTTGACGATTTTATCGGAAAAATAGAACCTATGTTGTGTAATTCGGTAACGTTCACGCTGGATCTTGACGGCGGGCGCTCTACTTCGTTGGGTTTCGTTGGTCAAAAAGCTTACACTTTAGACCTGGATCCAGAACCAGAAGTCAAGGTAGCCGAAAATGTTGCATAAATTGCTAAAATGGGCGCGAGTGACCAAAGCGGCACCGACTGAGGCGCAGCAATTCGCAGTCCAGCAAGTCACGTATTCTGGAAAAGTTGGTGATGCGGTTTTGGTCATGCCTTACGGCATTCACGCTAATTTACCGGTTGATTCGCTGGCGTTAATGTTTGCGGTTAACGGCGAACCAGACAATCGGGCAATACTTGGGTTCGATCCAAAGCAGCGACCAGAATTAGCAGAAGGCGAAGTAGCTTTTTATCATCCCCCTACAGGCTCATTTATTAAATGGACCGAGGCCGGGGATTTAGATATTCAGGTCGGTGAGGGGAGTGGGGGCAACGTTACTATCAATTGTGCTACCGCCACCATCACCGCTTCGGGTAGCGTTACCCTAGACACGCCAACAACAACATTGACCGGCGCTGTCCAGGTGGACGGTAATTTAACGGTGACAGGTGCCACGGCATTAGGTGCGACAGTGACTAGCAGTGGCGTTGATATCTCCAACACTCATACCCACGCGGGATCGGCTACGGCTCCAGACGGTCCTGAGTCGCCAACGGGAGTGCCGGTGTGACAACAGACGCAATACTAACAATTGACCCTACTAGCGGCCTCTATGACATCAGCATAGATGTTAACGGGGATATTGCCAATGATGATTTTTTCGATACCTCCATTCTATACGCGTTATTTGGCGAAAAACGAGCGGGGCCGGAAGAAGTGTCTAGCCCTGAATTTCGCCGTGGGTGGATCGGCAATAGAGACGACTTTGAAAACGGTTCTAAATTGTGGATACTGTCTCAATCTAGACTCATACGAGATACGCTAAATCGGATCGAAGATGAGGCAAGGAAGGCGCTTCAATACCTCGTGGACGACGGGTTGGCAGTGTCAATAGATCAAGTGATTGCGGGGCTTAAAAACGGTAATGTTACACTTGATATCACTATTCGCAGATCACTAGACAAAGTAGATCGTAAATTTTTCTTGCTTTGGGAGAATACAGGCCGTGGCACTTAATGGGGCTTTACAATGTCTTTAAATATTCCAGAAACCGCCGCCGAGGTTGACGACAGAGCCAAGGCCGACGTTCAGCGCGAGTTAAACCAATCCAATCCGTTTTTGAAAAATAGTTGGCTGGGCGCCCTCGTCACTGCTTACAGCAATCGGATTTTTGATTTTTACATCCAGCTTAATATCGCAATTAGGGAGAATTTCCCCGATACAGCCACGGGCGATTTTTTAATCCGATGGGCTGCAATCTGGGGTAAACAACCTCAGGCGGCAACGCAATCAACGGGCAAGGTGGTGGCGACCGGCACGGCTGGCACGTTTATATCGCCGTCTACAGCTTTAACCGTAGCGGGTGTGGGTGATTTCACCACCGTTGGGCTGTCAACTATCAGCGCTCAAAATCTATCGGTTTTAGATTTAACGCGGTCGGGATCAACCGCTACCGCATTATTTCCAACAGAACACAAACTCGCCAGCGGTGTAGAGGTTGCGGTAGTTAATGCGAGTAACACAGAATACAACGTCACCGGGCCAATAACAGTGGTATCAGCGACCACTTTTGAATACCAAATAGTAGGAACGCCACCGGACGAGTTGGGAACGTCGGCTTTTGCTCAATTCACCACTTCATCGACCTCTATTCAATCGGTCGATTTCGGGCAAGATTTCAATTTAGATGCTGGCACACAGTTAACGCTACAAAGCCCCATATCCGGGGTTGACGATACTATGACAGTGGATTTTGATGCCGTTGGTGGCGGTACTGATGACGAGTCAGACGACTCTCTGCGTGATAGAATGCTGGATCGAATCCAAAACCCAGTGGCCCATTTTAACGCGGCTGATATTATCGAAAAAGCTAAAGAAGTGCCGGGGGTAACCCGAGTTTTTGTTCAGGAGGTTACGCCCTCAAATGGAAGCGTTACTATTCATTTCATGCGGGACAATGACGCTAATCCAATTCCGTCGGGAAGTGAAGTAACTACCACAAAAAATAAAATCCTAGAGATTAAACCAGCCAACACAAGCAACGCACAAGTTATTGTTGAATCGCCCACGGGGGTCGATGTCGATTTTACTTTTACCGCTTTAAGCCCCAATACAGCAACAATGCAAAGCTCAATAACGGCCAGCCTTGGCCAGTTTTTTTCCGAACGTACAGAGGTTGGGGTAAATATCGAGGAGGACGCCTATCGCGCCGCAATACAGACCACAGTGGATACTGAAACCGGCGACCTTGTGAACTCGTTTACGCTGTCCGTTCCTTCGGGTGATGTGGTGATCGCAGCGGGCGAAATAGGCTTACTTGGAGCGCTTATTTACCCATGATTCTTTTTAAGAAAAGAGACCTTGAGAAATACACAGACAGTCTGGCGGCGTATTTGCCAGGTGGAATATTGTTCGCTATTAAGTCGTTTCAAGATAGCAATTTTAGAAAGTTGCTTAGGGGTTTTGCGGGTGAGTTGTTCCGCAGTAACGGATTGTTAATCGAGTACAGCGAAGAAATCTTACCCGATACCACAAACAAATTTTTAGGTGAATGGGAATCGGCGCTAGGGTTGTCGCCTGGTTCGGGCGATACGAACGAAGACCGGCGGCGTGATATCCTCGTTAGACTTGCTTCCTCAGGCGTGCAAACGTCGCAAGACTTTATAGATTTGGCGGCTATTTTTGGCATTCCGGTTACTGTTACAGGGAGTACCTACACAATCACTGTTGGGGTTACTATTCCCATTGCCGAAACTTTCCCGCTAGAATTTGAGATAAATTTCGGGAGTCCCGAGATAGAATTATTACGTGGGCTTTTTGAAAACCTAATCCCTGCTAACTGCGAGTTGGTAATAGTACAAGTTTAAAAGGTGAGTTAATGCAACTACTAAACGATAAAATCGATGGATCAGGAAGCCCTGAAAACGTTCTCCCCGCAGTCGAATGGAATCAGGTTCCCAGTGAGCTGCAAAATATAATCACAGCGTTAGGCATGACATTATCAAATGGTGATTTAAATCAGCTAGGCAAAGCGCTGGCGGGGTATGCTGCTAATGGATCATTTTACACGGACAGCGGCTTAGCCAATGCTTATGTATTGACCCCCATAGGCGGAAAACAAACGCCTCCAGCATATACTGACGGGATGGAGGTAGAGTTTATAGCTGCCAACCCTAACACTGCCCCGTCAACCGTCAATGTTGACGGTAAAGGCGTTAAAAATATTAAGCTAGAATCTGGGATCAACCCGCTACTTAATGACATTTCAGGGCGAACAAGTCTTAAATTTGATAGCGGCAATGACTGGTTTGAGCTTATTCTTGGCCCAGAAACAATGACGGGCGGACTAGCTTCGGTTAGATCAGTTGGAGATTCTGACTTCGAAAATAGAACGCTAAATTTTGATAAGCGGAATGGTCTTAATAGGGGTGTGGTTGGGTTCGACGGAGCTACTGACACTATATCTTTAAAAAATAGAGTTCATGGGGGTGATTTAGAGTTAGGGGGTGAGAATTTAGCAGGGACTACCGTACCGTTTATTGTTTGCAACCCTGATGTCAACGATGGCGTTGTTTTGCATTCCAAGGGGGCCGATGTCGCTAGGGCATTTCCAGCTTCATCTGGTGGTTTTCAGGCTAACAACACTTTGACAGGTGTCGGTTTTGAACGTGTATTGACTGTAAGTGACCAATCAATAAAAAAGTATAAAAAAGTATCTACCGTTAGAGTGTCCACGGCGACGTTAGCGGATGACCCAGAATTAGCCGGTTTTGTATTATTAGCGGATAGTGTTTACGTTCTCAACGCCTACTTACTGGTTTCATCAGGGGCTTCGGATAAAGATATTAAATTCGCGCTACAATTCAGTTCAGCCCCGTCTTATGGAAGTTCTGATATTCTGGATTATGATGGGTTTACTAACCCACCAGATTTATTTACAGGTATTGGAGACATGGTAAAAACATATGTGGGGCAGGCCGGTCCCATTATTTCGCCGACGCTATTTAGGGGATCGTTTGCTACAGGGGCAAGCGGTGCAACTGTTGACTTACAGTGGGCACAGAATACTTCCGGCGCGTCGGATACTACACTAGAGCGAGGATCATTTGTTGAGTTCATCCTACTCGGTGATAAGTAGATGACTCTAAAAGACGAATTAATTCAGGAAGTGATAGCGATCGAGGGCGGTTACATTAACGACCCCAGCGACAGTGGTGGAGAAACTAACTACGGCATTACAGCGACCACGGCTAAAGAGTACGGCTACAAAGGATTGATGGGGGCCATGCCCAAATCAATTGCGGTCGATATTTATTCGGACATGTATTGGCACCCGATCAAAGGCGACACGGTAGCCGAGATAGCGCCCATGGTTGCTGCTGAACTATTTGACACGTCCGTTAATGTCGGTGCTTCTAGGGCCGTGACATTCCTGCAGCGAGCTTTAACAGCGCTCAATTGCGGCGGTAAATTATACGCTGACATTAAGGTCGATGGAGCGATAGGTCCAAAAACCCTCTCTGCGTTACGCTGCTACATGGGGTGCAGGGATGAAATGGTGCTTGTGACCGTCCTTAATTCGCTTCAGGGGGCTTTTTATGTTGAATTGGCAGAACAACGCGAGAAGGACGAAAAATTCTTGTACGGATGGATTAAGAACCGAGTAGAGATGTGATTAATAGATTGGCTATATTGGTGACGTTGTGCGCCGCCGCTTTTATGTTTTTGATCGTTATAAATGATGGAATTTTAATATGATTAGGATAGTAACGCTCGTTGCGCTCGTGTTTGCCAGCGCTGTAATTGCCCAGCCTGAAGTGGAATTAAACGTTAAATTAGATCCGCCTGAAATTCGCCAGGGAGGCGCGAAATTAGACCCCGACGATATCAAACAATTCAATATTTATAAAGTCGATGGCGATGTTTTAATCCCGTTATTGCCGCCTGTTCTATACGATGGCGCAGGGGTTGAAGGCTCTGTTATGTCGCCGGTTGATGAGGCTGAAGGAATTATTATGGTTTGCGCTAAAACCGTGGATAAATTACTATTAGAAACATCAGCTTGTAGTGAGCCGGTGGAGGTGCCGTATGTCGTTCCTTCACCCGCTGCGCCGGGTGGGCTGACAGTGAAACAGATTAACGATATCAACATCAATCTTAATATTAATGTGAACGTAACGGGGGAACAATGATTAAAGCTAATGCCGGCGGTAGAGGAACACAACGACCGAGAACCACCAGCCCTAAAAAAACCACAGCGCCTAAAACATCGGCAGGCGGTCGAGGGAAGCAGCGAGTTAAAAAAACCCCTAAATGATAACCTCAGTTCTCTTAATGATGATAGCGGCATCTTGTTTGATTCAGCCCAATGCCCCGCGCTTATTTGCTGCGGCGGTATTTGCGGGCTTGACTCTTACGCATGAGTTTTCGCTATCACATTTAGAGGGCCTTGAATACTACGGAAGTGCCGCTTTAGTCGATTTAGGAATAATGATCGCAATGAGTGGCATATCTCCTACCCCCGCAATGGTCATTAACTTACAGCGTATCTGCATTGCCTCCATTGTCACAAATTTTTTAGGTTGGGTGATGTGGTTAACATACCTACCCCCTATAGCATATAATTATGCCTATGTTTTTATATACATAGTTGCTTTTGCAGTGCTAATAAAAAGGGATAAGGGAGATGTGGGAGGATTTGCAATGGCTGGCTGGCGGTCTTGTTTTCGCCTCAATATTTTTGCAAGGATTGACGGTTCTGGCGAGAGTGGTGGCAAGACATGAGCGTCAAAGAATTGATGGCCGACCCCAGGATAGGCGCGGCGGTGGCGTCGGGAACAGTAGGGACGGGGACGATAATTGATTTAATTCCTGATGGAATTGG